TCTACATATGTACGTAAGTCATCATAGGCTTTTCCATGCATCATCGGTATAAAATCAGAATCGGTTAGGCCTTTATAACGAATATATGGTTTCATACCATCATATTGTGAAACTGTCTTGGAACTTCCATACAAACTAGTGGTCTCAAAGAGGCATAAATTCATACCATATTTTTTATTAAGTATTTCTCTAACTTCGTGTGAGGTACATATTGCGGCCAATAGTTTACCACCAAGATAGTTATAACCAAATGGTTGTGCAGGTACTATAACAAAACCCATCATTGCAGAACCATTAAATCGTTTGGACCATTCCGGTTTCTGTGTAAACACTTGTCCAAGCATTTCATTGCGTGGCCTCATATTGATTACGGGTGAACCTAGTCTAATGAATCCTACAATCTTTCCTGTATTCTTTTCTAACACAGCCAATCTTATTTGACGACCAACTGGTGAAATGTTAATGTGTGAACTGGTAATGTTTAATAGGTTTTCCCACTTCTCTTGTGGTATTTCCAATACTTCAAAATCCATATCTTTTGGATGCATTGTAAAATCAGAAAACAAATCATCTTCTATGGGAAACAAAGGGTTTGTTGATAGACCACCTAAAGAATTCAATTTCTGGTCACGCATGTATTCATCAACACGATTGAAATTACCAAAATAATCTTCAAATACCTTAGCGCAATGTAAGGCATTTTCTTTCGTTATCATCATACTTTAAATCCATCAAACGATTTCTTCTGTGGTTTTTCTCTGTTGCCAAATGTATTAAGTGGTTTATCTTGACCCGAATCTATAATGCCATCTTGACCAGATTGATCCACATCATATAATCTCATCTTCGATCTATCAATGCCTACAGTGAATCTTTTAAAGTATGTCGGATCATTATAACGATTCTTCAACTGTTTCACCATAATCTGTCCCATTTCTTCTAGTTCTTCTGAAGAAATTAATGCAAACATCAAGTCAGCTGTTGCTGGCAAACCAAAAGATTCAGAGGTATCTTCAAGTCCTGGGTCAGAACTAGAAAAACCGGATCTTGTGGTTTGTGTTGCAGATACAATCGGGACTCCGAACTCAACTGCCAAGCCTCGCAATTCTTCTGCGATAGATTTGACATAGGTATAAGAGTTAACGTTGGCGCCGGCTTTGATTCTTGCGGAACAACAAATATTAAGATAATCAATAAAAATAATATTAGGAACAAAAGACTTTTTAAGATTGAGCTCATTGAGTAAGGTGCGAAAATGTATGCTGCTAGCAGACGCTGTTGGATATTCTTTAATGATAAGTTTTCCAACAGTCTTTTCACGAAGTCTTTCAATTTTTTTATCATATAGTTCTTTCGGTAAATCTACAAGGTCATCTACAGTAACATTTAATAAGTTTGCATCGATACGTTCAGCAATCTTCTCTTCACTCATTTCCATGGTGATGTAAAGTACATTCTTACCTTGTACCATCGCACCAGCAGCAACATGACACATAAACAAAGATTTACCCACACCAGTTCCAGCAAGAGCAATATTTAATGTTTTGTTTGGTAAACCACCCTTTGTAATCTTGTTAAAGAACTCCAAATCAAATGGTATTCGTTCTTCTTTACGGTGATAGAAATCATATCGTTCATCTGAGTTTTCCAAATAGTCATGGCCAACGGAATTATCAAATGAAATTGCTAACGCATCGGAAAGTAATTTAGGTATGGACCCTTTATCTTGGGTTTTGTCTTTGCCATCGAGGATTGAAATAGACCCCAATACTGCATTGTATATGGCCTTCTCTTGACAGAATTTTTCGGTTTTATCAACCAACCAGTCAATTTTGGATTTTTCTTCTCTAGATTTAACAATCTCTTGTAAACAAGTGTCGCACTTCTCCAATTCATCATCTGTGAGATTTCTCTTTTCTCTGATGGCCAATTCAAGTGCTTCAATCGTTGGTGAAGAATTGTAAGATTCCGTGAATTTGGAAATTTCATTGAAGATTGCTCTATCGGTCCTATCACTGAAATATTCTTCTTTGATGAATGGCAGTACCTTGCGTAAGAAATCTTCATCATATATTAGATTCTTTAAAATAGTCTGTTCCAGTTTCATCACTTATTTCCTGTTCAATATTAGATGACATTATTTCTACCAATAAATCACCAATGTAGTTTTTAAAGTCATTATCTTTTTCCAGCTTTGCTGGCTTTTTCACTGGTGATTCTAACACATCATAAGCAAAAAGTAAATAGACCTGATCGTTTTCTTCCTTAAATTTAACTTTACCATATTTAAAAATGGTGTCTTTATAAGGTCCTTCCAAAAATTTAATGTTGACTGTTGTTTTGTCATCTTTTGGATAGATGTAACAGTAGTGTATTCCTTCAATCATTATGCACCATTCATAGTTTTAACGTCAAATGTTTCATCGATATTACTTGTCATAATTTCTCCAGATGCCACACGATACTTGTTTTCAATAAAATCACGGAATGATTTTTGCTTTAGGATAGGCATCCAGAAGTCTTTGGTGTCAGTTTCCTTCTCACGGTAATTCTTTTCTTCAATCACACCATCAGCATCGACACGTTGGTACCAACCATTCTTTGGTTTGACCACATGCTTGGATTCCAAAGCAAGGTCGAGCAAACCAGACCAAGTACTAATACCACCGTCAAAAGATACGCTAACAGGTATCTTAGATTTTTCTTTGACATATCTACTTTTCTCTACGTTAATAATAAAATTGTAACCGGTAATTTCTGTACCATCTTTTTCTTGTTGGCGACCAATGATAAAGATGTTATCCGCCGAATAATAAGAACCTGTACCACCACCAACAATTGCTTTCGGGAACATACCGATTTCCATGTAGGTGTGATTAACAACAATCATCGGAATGTCTTTCAGAGAAAGATGTGGTGTTACCATACGGAACAAACTCTTAACTTGTTTTGCACGACTCATATCAGCAACCGACTTCTCAGCCAATGCATCTTCAACTTCTTTCTTTGATGCCAAGTTGCCAATTGAATCAATGACGATAATCAATTTATCACCACGTTCTAGTTGTGTCAATTGAGCCATAATGTCAAACTTTAATTGTTCAATATCTGTAAGTGGAGTATGCAATACCCTTTCGGTGTCGATACCAAAAGAATCGAAATAAGATTGCGGAGTACCAAACTCTGAATCATAGAATAGAAGTGCTGCTTCTGGATATTTGTCTAAGTAAGATTTGGCCATCAACAAACTGAATGCTGTCTTAAAGTGTTTGGATGGACCTGCCCACATTGTAAGACCTGGTGTTAGTCCGCCATCTAATTTACCGGAAAGTGCCACGTTAATGATTGGCACTGCGGTTGGAATCATATCCTTATCATTGAAGAATTTTGATTTAGCCAAGATAGCAGAATCTTTGATACTACTGTTCTTTTTAATTTTATCTAATATACTCATTTTCATCCTTTAAAATGTTCCACCATCCCGAATACCCTTTTCTTTAAAAGAATACGGTTCATCATAATCATACTTAGGTTCCAGTTTTTTCACAGGTTCTTCTATCGGCACATGATGTTCTTCATACATAATAGAATTTTGTGTACTATGTGTTTCAATCGTTACCTTTTCGTGTGTAATTGGTGGTATAGTTTCACCGGTCATATCATCAATCACAATCACATTATCTTTTTTAATTTCTACAATTTCTTGTTTTGGTTCTGCCGCAACAAATATTTCTTCGGGTAAAGGTGTCGTAATTTCTTGTGCTACGAAACCATACTTTGGTTCTTCAGTTTCGGCCTCTGGTACAGGTTCCGGCTTTGTTACATCGGTAAAATAATATGTTGGTTTTTCAACCAATTCTTCTTTTTGTTTTACTGACATGTTATAAGCAATCAACAATAAAATTGCTAATGGATCAAACACAACAATAATTAATAGAATGACAAGTCTTACCGCTTTGTCGATAATGTCACCAGAAGCTTCTGAACCATATGCCAAGGCTGCAATGTATTTGATTGGACCGATATCAGCTTCAATCTTTTTAAGTTCCGTAGATATAGGCGCACGTTCCTCGGAGTATTTGGCAATGATGGCCTGTGACTGTTGAATTTCTTGTAGTATTCTAGTCCTATCTTTCTGTTGGGAACGGCGTATTGTTTGCGCCGTAGCGGCACCTTTTTCATCAGTTGACCGGCCCATAGTTTGGTCCACAACCTCATCATACTGTTTAATTGCCTTACGGTTGGCTTCGACATTTTCCTTCTCCGTTTTAATTCTCTCATCCAGTAATGCAATCTTATCAACAAGCGGCGCATTATCTGCTGAGTGTTCCAAGTGTGCCTTCGATAAGAAACCAAAGATACCCATGGAAGTAATTAACATTAAAATGGCAACTGCTATCGACAAATATGATTTAATAAGAAAAGGACATTGCTTCCAATTATTATATAACCACGACACTGTTACGAGTTTCGAAGCTTCGAGAACCGAACCCATGAAGATGATTGGCCAAAATGAACCAGGAAAAATCTGTGCTAGACCAACAACCGAATAGTATGCGGAAACACCAGACAAACCTAGTGCTGTCAACAAGGTTAAAAATATCATCCGAAAAAGTCCTCTAAAGAATTAGTTTTTTCCGCAGACCATTTCATGCATCTTAAAATGACACTGATTGGTTCCAGAAATGCTTTGTCGAATTGTACATCATAATCAATGTAGTTGTCAAGCTCAAACTCTTTAGGTATTCTACCGGGAAAAGAAACCACATCATTCTTGAAATGATTTGGCATTTTCAAATAGGTAAATTTAAGTTTTTCACCTTCTTGTATGAGAGGGTATTTCTTGGTCAATCCCATTTGTTTTAGATGGTGATTATATACAATAGCACCACGAACATGAATGGGTGTTCCTTTTTTGAACAACATTACTGGATCGGAATAAGTATTTAGCCCATTTAAACCTCGTGGAAAAGATATTTCTTCTGGTGGTAATGTTTTAAATTCTTTCTTAAAGTTGGCAATAAAGTCTTGTACTTGTTGTTCAGTGCCAGTCATCATCAACTTAATGGCAGCCTTCATCTTCTCACGAATCGCAGATGGTGTGGATGATTTAATCATTTCCAAACCCATCACTTTCATATGAGGTTCAGCATACTGTACACCTTCATTGTTATATACATTTAGAATATAACGTTTCTTGGCAGTCCACACACCTTTGTCGGAAAGACCTTCGCGTTTCATTTGCATCTTCTGTTCAAATGCATGAACATAATCAGCCAACTCTTGGTATGATTTATCAATATGTGGTTGTAATTTATCTTCACAAACACGATCCATAAATTCAATAATCTTTTGTGCAGGCATTTTAACTACGCCATCAACACCATAAACTTTATTTACCAAGTCGCCAAGGCGTAAGTAAATGGAATCAGTATCAGAAGCAATCACATAGTCATCGTCTGTACCAAGAAGTTTATTCATGTATTGATTTATTTTGGCTTCGATCCATCGAATGGATAATTGGCCAGCAGTAGTAACACCAAGAGCCATACGAAGATCGTAAAATCTAAAATACTGAGAACCAAGAGCACCATAAGCAGAATTGAGAGATACCTTCTTTGCAAGTTGTAGGTTGTTGTACCTTGCAACTCGTTTTTCAATTTCGTATTTTTTAGATTCGTTTTTCTCATTCTCATACTCTTGTTCTGCTTGCAGCATCAGTTTTTTGAATTTCTTGCGGTCATCATACATTTCAACCATCATCTTAGGTAAGAAACCTTGAATGTCTGTACGGAAGAATTGTCCGTTTGGTGTGATGGTGGCATCTTTCAAACTTGAAATGTCAATTTGTCTTTTCAAGAGTTTATCAACAGTCACACCTTGTGAAAGTACCTCACGCATTTCCGGTGTATAATTTTCTGGTTCAATCAACGTTTCTGGTGAAATGTTATACTGCATCATCAAATGTGGATACAAACTGTTCAAGTCAAACGATGCAACCCAATCGTGTAGGCCAATTTGTGGTTCTTTAACATATGCACCTTCAAACGCAGCATCTTTCTCCTGCGTTTCTTTTGGTGGAACAATGATACCTTTACCCAACAGATAAGAATAAGTCAATGAATCCCACATACGAGTTTGTGCAAATACATCTTCATAATTGCATTTGGTGTCATACGCTAGAGTTAAAGCCAACTCAATCAACTTCAGTTTATCTTCCAGTTTAAGAATCAATGCAACGTCTTTAATATTGTATTCGATAAACAGTTGATAATTTTGTCTGTAAAGTTGATGTAAGTTTTCGTATTCATCATAAGAAATTTTACCTTCACCAAGTTCAACTTGTGCGATATTATCCAAGCGATATGATTCTTGTGACTTACCACCTGGCGCATACCATTTGTAGAGTTCAATATAATCAAGTGATTCGATGCCGACAAAACTATATGCAATCAGTAATCGTCCATTGATATTGGTTTTACGTTCACTGATGTAATTCCAAGGAGACAACATCTTGGCTTTGTCTTCACCAAGAATCTTACGGAAACGATTGACGAGATATGGTATATCAAAGAACTTGGTGTTCCAACCAGTGATAACATCTGGATACATTCTTGACCATAACTCAATGAACTTACTGCAAAGACTATATTCATCTTTACACTTAATGTATGTTACTGTGTCGGTATTGTCATTGCGGAAATCACCACAACCAAACACATAGGTGTGGCCATTGATGAATGTTAATGCAATTGCGGTGATTGGTTCGTCTGCTTTGTATGGATCAGGAAAACCATTTTCAGAACCAACCTCAATGTCAATAATTGCAATACTGATTTTATCTTGTTCCCAATCAACCATGTCGGGATGTTGTTCAGCAATAAATGCATATTCATATCTAGTGTTACCATAGATTTTTGGAACACCAGGAAGGCCATCATATTGTTTCACGTATTCTCTGGCTTCACGTATGCCATCAAATCGTTTTGGTACAAGATCAATACCTTCAAGTGTTTTGTGTGTACCTTTGCCGTTACGAGCTGGAAGATAAAGTTGTGGTTCATAATCAATTTTTAATTTGATTTTTTTACCATCTTTGACACCGCGGTAAAGAATTCTACCGCCGATGGACTGAACGTTTGTATAAAATGTTGTCATTAACCTGTGATGATTTGTTGTTGACCAGGAAGAATAATACCAACACCAAAAATTTGATTGTAGTTATTAATGAAATCTTCTGCTGGAACATAGTAGTATACTATATGTTCACGTAAAAAGGCAATAGTGGAATCCGATTTCTGTCCTGCATGTATTGGAAAAGGTGCAAAACCAACATTTGGTTGACCATCTCTACCACGTACAATTGCAATACCTAATGGATTTTTAATCACCATTCGATTGAACTCCTCTATTTCAACTTCACCCAGCAATTCTTCACCGGTCACTAATTTTATTGCATATATCTTCATAATATTCCTATCCTAAATAATTATATAGTGCGATCTGAGTTAAGATTATATCATTTTTTTGTTATAAAGTCAATATCAAAAATGGTAGAAAATGGATCCGTTTACACTCT